CACACACTTCTTAGTGATAGGTTGAATGCGTATGGTGATGCTGAGTCAACAGTATCAATCTCAGTCTTAACAGTTATATTAGTACCACTAGCAGTACCAGAAGGTTCTGCTGACATCTGATACGTGAATGTGCTATTCGTTGCAGATGTAACAGTAAATGAACCATTATAAAGTCCAGCATCAAGTTCAGACTGTGGACCTTGTGAACCAGTAACACCAGAAATATTAATATTAACACCAACAGAGAATCCATGTGCTCTTGCACCACCTGCCTCATCTACAGTATATGCTGTAGCAGTTTGTCCATTTCTAATAATAGTAGAAACTTTATATTCATCTGAAATCGGACCAACGATTCTGTTTTCTTCAACCCTTGCTTGAATTTGGTCAGCAGATGGATCACCAGATGTATCAGGAATTGTTGCGAATGCTTTAGATATCTTCTGATAATATATGTCTAAGTCAGTTCTTGTAAGAATACCATCAACAGCAGAATAATCTGCATTAGGAACATTACCATCAGAAATAAGAGTTGATAATGGATTTAAACCATCAGCAAACTCAAAACATGTAAGTCTATGGTGTGAATACTTAGGTGCTAATGTTGAAGTAGAATCAGGTTTGAAATATACTCCTTCTTCTGCACCATCGAAGAATGAGAATTGCCAGAAGTAAGTACCACCAGTTACCTTGAAAATTGCTGATCTTGGTGGGACTTGTGCTTCGTTAAGAATACCACCTTGAGTAAAGGTAGTAGGATATGGAACATATTTTGGAATTATTTTAGTTCTTCTAAGGTCTGTACCAACAACAGAACAACCTCTAGGTACAATAACACCACCTTCGACTGAGTTATATTTGTATAATACATTATTGGAAGATGTTAAATCAAGGTTAGAGTTAGCATCTATAGGTGGAATATTAGTATAAAGAACTTCACCAGGACGGTTATCAATAATATATTCAGCAGGATATAGCATGATGCTAAAGGCATCAAATTCGTCGTTTGCTAATCCAACTCTATATGAAAATCTTGCTACCTCAAGAAATGCTCGTTGCAATGTCTTAAAAGGACGCAATGCTGAGTTACCCCTGTTATCAATAGCATCAGAAGCATCGAAATCGTCAGGGTTAACATAGATAATACGTCCTGTTCTGGACGTAATAATATTCTTTAGCCTAGTTAGTGACATTACCTATTCGCATTCCTATATGGTTATTTATCTCTGTGCTTTATGAAGTAGCACCAAATACTCTAGTTGTAAATGCAGTAGAAGCATCTTCAAATCCAACAAGACTGAAGACGTTATTTTGAGTTGCACTTTCGACTATGAGATTCTCACCAGGTCCAATAACGATAGATGTAATTCTATCAATTTCGTTGTTCCCATTGCTGACATCTTTAGCAATATACTCTGTTCCTGCTAAAGCAGTTTGAGCTACGGCAACACTACTTACTGTTGCAGTAGTACGAGTTCCTGTATTTGATTTAGGAACATCTCTAAATGTATCTGTTCCTGCAAAAGCAGCAGATCCAGTTCCTAAAATCACTTTAAGCGAAGTACTATTGTAACTACGAACATAACCATAAGGACCAGCAGTTTGAGCAGTCACAGTATAAGTCGTTCCACTATAAGTAAATCCATCAGTAGAGTTTACCCATGTTCCTTCTTTATCATAGATATACAATTCAGTATAAGTGTATGATGAAGAAGTATTCAACAGACGATTAGCTCCACCGTAACCTGAGTTAGCAGCAGTTCCAGTTGTTCCTTCATAAAAGTATAACTGACCTGGTAAACTTGTGTTAGCAGTAAAGTCATATGTGACATGAGCACCTGCTTGACCAGGAGTTCCACTTGCTGTTCTACCAGTAGTGTATTCTGTTCCATCATCAGAGTTACCAGCAGTACCATCAGGACCCCACTCACCATTAACAGTAGTAGATAGACTAAAATCTAAACCTGACATTGATGCGTCAGAAACATCAAATTTATAAGTTCTGTCTCCAAACACAGTAATATCTTCACCACCACTACCTGAAACACCATCATTAATAAACATATTATAAGATGTTCCACCATTTGTTGATAAAACAAAATCATTAGATGCTGCTCCAACACCACCACTGGATACAGTTGCACTAGCACCACCAGTTGATGATACACTATCACCTGCAGCAAATTCAGATCCAGATCCATTAATCGTAGAAGGACCAACATAAAGAACTACACTACCCTGTCCAATAAGAGCACCGTAAATTGTAGTTGTAGAAGTATCACCACCAGTTCCTTTTGTAAGTGTTTCAGCAACAGCAAAAGTTCCTGTTACAGATTCAACAGTTATCTGACGAATAGCAATAGATTTAACATCAATCTCAGTAGTTGGTGGAACATAAAATGATTCAAAATAAAAACTTTTCTCACCATCAGTTGATGTAAGTTTAGTACCTGCAAAAAGATCAGCAGATAAAGGTAATGGAGTATTTAATGTAACTCTATAATCTGTAATTAAGTCACCTGGATGCAATTTATACGTCGCTGCATCGAGTGTTAAATCTTGATCGTAATCTTTAATTGCAACATCATATGCTGCTCCAGTTCCATCATTTGCAATAGTTAACACTGCACTAGCTGATGAATTAATCGGTGCAGAATACAAAATGGTGTTTGTAGTTGCTGCTGGTTTCGATTGTCCTAGAAGTCCTTGGTCTGCCATTTTGAATAATTAGAATCCTGCGTAAAAGAATTGTTGTAGTCGGGTTTGTCCCGTTAAGTTGTTTGCTCCAATACCTGCACCAAAAGTAACATCTTCAAGAGCAACGTTTTGAGTTGATAAGAGCGTAGCATCTGCATCTGGAAACTTAATGTTCCTGTCAGCAGTTATGTTACTAGTATCTATAGTAACTTTAGATTGTTGTCCACCACCTGCTGCTGGTTTTTGGAAACCTGAAGTGACTAGAAACTTATTCTCTAAAGTTTGAGTTGCCTTATCAAGAACAATAACGTTAGTATCACTAACAGTAGTATTTAGGTCATCAGTTGATGGGAATCCTAACTTTCTATTAGTTGCTGTATTAAGATTAGATAAGTCAAAATTTAATTTTTTAGTTATATCTGTATCATCAGCAAGAATCAAATTCTTAACTGTTTTATTTTCTAAAATCTGAGTTGCATCAGTTCCTACTAAAGTAATATTTGTATCAGGAACTGTGATATTTCTATTTGCTGTTAAGGCAGAAGAATCAAATGTTGCTTTAGAAGTTGAATCTGCAGTAGCAGCAAGTTTTGGATTAACTAAAGTTTTATTTAAAGTAGTTTGCTCTGCTTTAGTATCAAGTAATGTAGATACTGTTGCAGTTGGTTCAGCAGTTGTAGTTACTGTACCAGCATCAGGTAAGAAATATGATCTACGTGCTCCTGAAGTAATAGACCAGTTAATCTGGAATATTGCTTCCTCAGTATTATCTGTAATAACAAAATTATCTTCATCAATAAGAATAGTCTTATTGGTTAATGTTTGTGTAGTATCAGAACCAACTATTGTTGTTCCACTACCAGAAGTAATTGCAGGAAATGTGAATATACGTGTAGCCGTTCCAGTTCCTACGTTACTTACTTCAAATCTCGCTTTCGGTCCTTGTGCGTCTGTTAAAACAAAAGCAGAGTCATCAATTTCAAATTGCCCTGTTACTTTAACAGAACCCGAACCTTTTGGTGAGAATACTATATCAGCATTATCAGCAACATCATCAACAGCAGCGATATACAAAGATGTACTCGTTGCACTATTGACAATTCTAGACATATAAAATCCACCATCACCAAACGCAATACCTAATTGATCGTATGCTGATTGGTACAATCCACTGTCCCTATCAAGGTCAAAGGAGAGACCAGGGTTCGCTTTGGTTCCCTGTGCCACTCCTTTGAATAATTGATTTACTTTTGCTTTTCTATTAGGAATCAATGGGTCAGAAACTACCACTGGAAGAATTGCTTCTCCAGATAAATTAGCATCTGATATTGTCTCTAACTGAGATATCTTTTTAGTTCCCACGGAATAATCACACTATTGGCTACTTGTCTATTTATAACGAAATCAGTCTGATAAACGCACTTTCGATTGCTCTTGATTCAACAATAAGTTATACAAATCACTTGCTTTTTCTAAACAATCACTATGGTACTTAATCCAACCTTCAACTTCTGATAATAACTCCTCATATGCTTCTCCAGGAGAAACATTATTATCTCCAATATAATCACCTATAACTTCATACACACGCTCTCTTCTATCAGTTCCTACAGGATCTATTGGTAGATTAGGAACTACTCTCAATTCAGTCATTTGAATGTGCCTCCTTAATGTCATTGTGTAATCGTTCGACAGCATGTAGTCTTGCTATTGCTGCCTTAGCTTCAGGAGTTTCCTCCCATTCCCAAGTCGATAGACGACCTTTTTTGTCAACTGTCTCAAATGTTTTTTTCATAGAGTTTCTTAATTAACGTTTTGGTGCGTTTTTTGAGTTGACGCAAACGAGCAGACGCTAACTTCGATTTGAAGTTGCGTCCTTGCTTTCTAGGAGTTTCATGGCTTTTAAGACGCATTGGTCTGCCTCGTTTACCAGAGTATTATAAGGTATTTATGCTGAGGTGTCAACTTGTGCTTCTTCGGGAGTATTTTCCATAAATCCCTTCCTGAAATCCTCTACTTGATCTAAAATCTCCTGATCTACAGGAGGACCAGATTGTAAAACTGGTGATAATAAAGCAACCGCACCATTTGGACTTTTAATTCTCCAAACGGTACGGTTTCTTTCTGTCATTGTCAGAAGAAAAGGCAGGTTTGAAACTGCCTCTTCTTCTGTTATATCCTGAATATCAGTCATATATGGTAAGTGTTTCTTCTTTTAGGTTTTCGCTGAGAATTGCAATAACCTCTGCGAATCCTTCTGTTCCCTCTGAGTCAAACTTGAAGTTCACATCTTGTGTGTAACCTTCTTCATCAAGCAAGGTAACCTGTCTTTTTGATAGGTTTACGAATACATGCTCAAGAACGTCAGATGGTGCTTGTGTAGAGTTAGACATGGTATGCCTCGTTGTTTACTTTCATAGTATAGCAGAGTCCTATGCGGTTGTCAAGCGAACCGCATCTGCCACTGTGACAGAAAATAGATTGTCCGTCACTGGCAGGTTATAGGAAGATCGGGTGGAAGTCAAGGAAATTCTATATCCCTTAACATCTGATGGATTAATTTGGGTATCCCATCCACCAGAAACCACTGTACGTATCCCAGTCATTTTCTTAGGTGTTGAATTTTCTTCAACATTTATCAGTTGTAATAGGTGTGGTGTCACCATTTCAATTGAATTATCAGCAGTAAATGATAGTTCTACAGCACTCATAGTCTGTTGATAAGAAGAATTCTCAAATAAATGTCCTGTTATCTTAGTAGAAATAGATGCGACATTACACTCTGCACCTTGCAATTCAAACTTAGCACCAACAACATTCATGTCAAGATCAGATCCAAACTTAATAGTATTCTTCTGTGGTGTAGTAGATCCAGCACCTTCAGCACTAAGGAAAAACCCACCACCAACTTCTATATGACAGTTACCAGTTACCTTTAAATGATAATCACCATCAATAGTCCTAACATAACCACCATTGACCAATTTACAATCATCACCATGAACTTCTTGAGTCAAAGCACCTGCATATGAAATATGATCTGCTACTAACCCACCAATATCACCCTTTTTACCAGTTTTTTCATCTACATATTCCTTTACTGTTGCCTCAATTTCCTCAGAAGTAAGAGATTCATACCTATCTGGTGGCAAATCTTTTCTTAATTGATCTCTTATCTGCTTCTCATAAAGATGAGCATCATTAAATGAGACTGATGTATGAGTTGTACCATTTGATTTCTTATGAACTTCACCCTGACGACCAGGAGTTCCAAGATATAGTTCATATGAACCATTCAAATAATTTTTACTACTGGTGAGATATGGATCTGCTTCGTCAAACATGGTACCATACACATCCTTTACTGTATTAGTAATACCATACAAGGGATACCATCCAACGGACGATGTTGTTCCTGAAGACCTATTACAGTTACTACTTGTAAATTTGGTCAGTAGTTTCATTAATCCAGTAAGATTAGTGTTTACTGTCTCAAAAAGGTTTGTGTTTAGTTCGTATATACCACTGCCTTTCTCCCATTCATCAATAATCTTAGTTGCTTCCCCAATGCCACTAACAGTAGTTTTAACACTCTTAGTAATATCACCAACACCAGTTACAATACTAGCAGCATCCTTAACTATATCTGCAACAACAGTATCAACCGTTTTCTTAACTAAAGTGGGTTTATCCTCAACACCTGCTAAGAAGGTATCAAGATAAGCATTGATCGTTGCAAGAGGTGTTGCTTTATATGTGGCAATATTAGCATCTAAAGCACATAATGACGTTAATATCTTAGTTACTTCTGCCTGAATAATATTATAAGAAGTAAATGGTAACCCAGTAGAACTCTGAAGAATATTCTCTACTTTAAGGTTAGTTGCCAAATTAGCAACTGATTGACGCATAGCAGATATTACTTGTGTAAAGATAACATTTAAGTAATCATCAATCTTCTTAGTTAAATCTTCTTTCTTAACATATGAACCAATAACAATATCTAAGTAAGTATCTTTGTCTATCTTAACAAGATTTGCTGAAGTGTTAGCAAGATCCTCTATTAGATAAGACATTTTGTACTCTAATGTCTTCCAAGGACCACCAACACCATGAGCAGCAGGAATAAGTTTAGTAGGAGTTGAAGGTTTAATAGGATTAGTTGTTCCACCTAGTATACCTTTCTCTGATCCAATATTCTTAGGAGATCCACTACCACCAGTATTAGTAAGTTTACAACCAGGAATTGCAACAGTATTATTACCAGACTGTCTTAATGGTGCAGTTGGATTAACAACATTTCTCTCTGCTGGATGAACAGCAGAAGAATTAACAGAAGTTCCAGCAACTAAATCCTGATCTGTAAATGCAAAAGAAGACTGTGTTTTAGTAAGATCTGACTTATTAACACGCATGACACCCAATACCATAGGCATCTGTGCCATCTCACCATCTAAGAAAAATCCTAAAACTATTGCTCCAGGTTGTAACTGTCCTGTAGATTCTCCTTGTCCATTATTACCTGCTTGGGATGTATGTTGTAATACTGTTGCCCAAGGTAATCCATCAGTAGGAAGATCTGCAACAGTACCACCATCAAAGCTTGTGTAGTATCCAAGAACACGAACTTTTACACGACCCAATTCCATTGGATCTTCATTATCCTCTACTTCACCAACCCACCAGAAAAAACCATCCTTACCGACAAAGGACGTACCATTCTCGTTAACTATACCATCAACCAGTTCCATCTAATTCAGGCTTTTTTATTATTTATCCCTGCATAGGACTGCCTGTTCTCCACCTTTCTTGAACGTATACTCCAGTTGTTTGTTTTACTAAAACTTTATGCTTATTAATTAAGATTTTTTTAGCTGCAGTCATTTCAGTGGAATAAAAAATCATTGGTTGTTCATGTAATCCCGAATCTCCACTCATGACATTTTCCTCGAATAGATACTATCCGAACGAACTAATAATTCGGTAAAGTATTCCATTTTTCTTGGATGAACTGAAGAAGGATTTTCTGCTATTGCTTGTTTGATAGCAATCATTTCTACCCATTCCTCATCAGTGAGTTTCTCCACAACTCTCTCAGGATGTCTGTAAGTCATTGTTCGATTTGATGCTTCAGACTATTTTATAATGGAATGTCAGGAAAAGCAAGTATTTCTAGATACTTTTACCAATATCTAAAGGTTGTCCTTATATTTCCTTAGCCTACCCTAATAAAACGGTACAAATAAGGAGACCCCCATACAACGTTGTTGTTGGAGTCAAATCCTTGATCTTTACAATGAAGTTTGTCACCATATAGATGAATTTCTGAAACGATACGGTTTCCTCTATCCCCTCGGCATCTCTCACTATCCAATTTTCCATGCCAAGAACCATCCTCAAAGAGGAATAACATATCACATTCTTCATTCCTTGTCAAGTCTAAGCGATAGTTCTCCATGATTACCTTATCTTCAAAGACCTTTATCTTATGTCTTTTCTGTCTATAAGGTTTTTCAGGACCATCTACACGATAAAAATTTTTTGATTTGTACCAATCCTCCTCTTTTTCCCATATAATCTCAGTCTGGGCAAAAGAGTGGGGATTGGATTGTGCTTGTTGTCTATTCGACCAATGACCTAACAAATAGTCATCAATCGTCATATACTAAACATTCTGGCTCATCAGGATGCATCTCACAGAATAATTCAATAGCATTAGGATCATGGTGATCTCCTGCTTCTATCTCATCATGATGATGCTCTGCATAAACTTCTAATTCATGCAACTCCTCTTTAAAATGGCGACGAGCAGCTGGATTTGTTTGAGGATCCTCGATAATAGCTATGTCTGCTGCAATATGGTCTTCGATAGTTTTCATAATGTTTCTCTCCGTTACTAATAGGTAACAATACTATTTATCTCTAAGAATCGAGTCTTTGAGTAATGTCAGGGTTGTACTAAACTTACTACCTTCTGCTTCAGTGGAATGAGTTACCGTTGAAATAAGGTATTTACCACTGTATTTTTTATCCATCTGGGTCTTTTGACCCATTTTAAAAGTTGCTGGTATGTTGAGTTCAATACCAGAACCAGCATATAAGTCAAGGTTTCCAGGTACATTAATACGCAGTTGTATATTAGTAAGTGTTTCCATCCTCATATACTGATATGCTTCCAAGTCAGCTAATTGCTGATAGTTTGGTTGAGCATTATCAACAAACTTAGGATCAAATACTTGATTCGGTAACATTGTATATCGAACTCGTCTAGGTTTCAATACTTGTTTTTGAACGCTAACATCCATCTGTGTAATAGGATCAACAGTCATTTTACCATTAAGATGTGACATCTTTGACCACATACCCTCAATAGTATAACGAGTATCATCAGTTGTTGTATCTTTACTCAATCCCATCTTAGATGATGTAATATTAACTGGATCAAACCCAACTGTATATCCAGACCATGTACCATTTCTCAA